CCGACAATCAGGTTTGCCCTGTCGCCGACCGTGGACGCCACATGCCCACCGAACATCGAGCGCCGCAGGGTTGTGGTTGGTTACGCCGAACTTGGTCGGTTTACACCGTTAGCCAAAAACATGATTGCCGAGGCGCGACTGTTGCACACGGGAGAAAAACTGCTTGCCGAACATGTCCAGCGCGCCGTTGCTGTTCGTACCGATAACACGATTGTGCTGTCAAGCAAACGATCACCTGGCCCTATCGAATTAGCGCGGACAATGGTCTGGGGTATCGGCATGTGTGCCCGTCCAGTCAACTCGGGTAAACCCATGCTTGTCGCGGTAAATAACTAAGATAAACGCGGCGACCGCGCACCTTGCCTTTTGTCGGAATCGGATAAGTCATGCGCGGTTGCCACTTATATGACAAAGTAGGAACATGGCGATTTTTAACAAAACCAAAAAAGCAGCAATAAGCCCAGCGCCAAGCAAGGCTGCAGCTGCAGGCGGTTTTGCTCCTGGCTATTCGTCGTCCAATGTTGGCGTAAACATGATCGGCCAGTACTACACCTACCGCGAAGGCGAAGCACGTAATGCTGCAATTAGCGTGCCAACGATCAACCGTGCGCGCGATCTTATGGCATCAGTTATTGGCTCAATGCCATTGCGAATGTACAACGAAGTTTGGGATCCAGCAGAAGAAGAAATGTCAAAGTTTTATATTGAGCCACGCTCTTGGATACGCCGACCAGACCCATCTGTGTCGTTTCAATTTTTAATGTCTTGGACGCTTGACGACTTAATGATGTTCGGTCGCGCGTTCTGGTACATCACGGAGAGATATGCTTCGGGCTATCCCGCGGCGTTTACTCGACTGCCAGCAGGCTCAATCACCACTACCGACATGGCTGGCCCAGTCTGGTTTGCCCCGTCAAAGCAAGTGTATTTTCAAGGCGGAGAACTTGACCCAGCAAACCTTGTGCAATTCTTGTCGCCAGCGCAAGGCCTGATCTACTCGGCACCAGGCGCAATTGAAACCGCGCTCAAACTTGAAGCAGCGCGCAATCGCAACGCATCGTCAAGCATCCCTGCCGGCGTACTTAAGCAAACAGGTGGCGAACCATTGAGCGCGCAAGAATTGGCCGATTTGGCTAGCGCGTTCAACGCCGCTCGAGCAACAAACCAAACCGCTGCGCTTAACGAGTATTTGACATACACGGAAACAAACAGCACGCCTGACAAGATGCTCTTAATTGAGGCATCGCAATATCAGGCGCTTGAAATGTCGCGTTTGGCAAACGTGCCACCGTATTTGGTGGGCGTTGCTACTGGCGCTTACTCGTACCAGTCTTCACAACAAGCGCGCGCCGATCTGTACTTGTTCGGTGTCAAGTTGTATGCCGACGCAATTGCTGGCGCCTTGTCAATGGACAACGTGCTACCGCGCGGAACTTACGTTGAGTTTGATGCCGACGAATACCTAGAAGAAAACTTTATGGCCGACCGAATGGACGATGAAGAAGTAGTTGTAAGAGAAAACACTCAAGAGGAGTTAGCAAGATGATCAAACTAATTGCAGGAGAGTTCACACTTGACGCCGCTAAAGGCGACGCACCACGACGCACCATCAGCGGAACCGCAGTTCCCTACAACGTGCCGGCAACGGTTTCGGATGGCACAGCTGTGATATTTCGTCCAGGCTCATTGCCAGTTGAGGGCAAAGCGCCGCGCCTGTTTATGTACCACGACGCATCTATGCCGGTCGGTGTTGTTACCGAGCGCGTGGACACCGAACAGGGAATGATGTTTAGCGCCAAGATCAGCGCAACCAGCCTTGGCAATGACGCTTTGGTTATGGCCCAAGACGGCACCATCGATCAAGTCTCGGTTGGCGTAAATCCCGTCAAGTTCTCGTATGACGAAGCAGGAACCATGATTATTGAAGCAGCGGATTGGACAGAGTTATCACTCGTCCCGATCGGCGCATTTGGTGACATGGCCAACATTGCCAGCGTTGCAGCGAGTATCCACCAAGAGCCAGAACAAGTAGTGTTAAATGAAGAAGTAACCCCAGTAGAGGAGAAACCAGAAATGTCCGAAGTAAACGAAACCGCAGTCGAGGCAACCATTCCTACTGCACCAATTTTCGCACAAGCAAAACGTCAATTTGATTTGCCAACACCAGGCGAATATCTCGCAGCAATGCACATCGGCGGAGAATCATTTCGCAACGTTGCAGCAGCAGTAAACGACTACACCAAGTCAAAGCAAACTGCACTACAAGCAGCCGCAGGTGATATCGCAACCACCAACACACCTGGTCTCTTGCCAGTTCCAGTTCTTGGCCCAGTATTCCAAGACCTGAACTTCATCCGCCCAGTTGTCAACGCAATTGGCGCACGCGCAATGCCAAACGGTGGAGCATCAAAAACTTTCATTCGTCCAACAATCACCACGCACACAAGCGTTGGCGCACAGGCTGCAGAGTTTGACCCAACATCGGCAACAACCATGGTTATCGCTGCAAACACGATCAGCAAAACCACTCTTGCCGGTCAGGTCACGTTGTCAGTACAGGACGTCGACTTCACCGATCCAGCCAGTCTCCAGATCGTATTAAATGACTTGCTCGGCGAATATCTCATTGCTTCGGACAACGTGGCAGCAGACGCAATCGTCGCTGGCGCAGCTGCATCGGGTGCAACATGGACTGTTACCGCAAACGACCCATCAACGTTGATTTCGGCAATTTACACCGCCGCTTACAACATGTTGCTTGACACCAACTTCTTGCCAGACCACATCTTTGTGGCTCCAGGAGTATGGCAAGCAATGGGCGCACAGTTGGACGCAGACAAGCGACCAGTATTCCCATACGTGGGAGCATCTGGCCTTATGGGTGTAAACGGAATGGGATCAGCAAACATCACGGTTGCAAACACATTCAACCCATTTGGTTTGAACCTTGTCGCAGACCGCAACTTTGCCGCTGGAACCATGGTTGTAGCAAGAGCTCAAGCAATAGAATTTTATGAGCAGATCCGTGGGCTTATGTCAGTTGAGTTGCCATCTACTTTGGGACGCAATTTCTCGTACGCAGGGTACGTTTCAACGTTCATCGCTGACTCGACACAAGTACAAAAGATCACCGTTTCCTAGTAGAAAGGCGGCTTAACCGCCATGGCTACTTACACAGTTACTAACAAGTACCTGATTGATAACTTTGCCGTACTGCAACTCCTGACCCCCAGCGAGATTGCAGTCGGCAGTTCAATCACGGTTGCTGGAGTAGACGCAACATTTAACGGAACATATACCGTGCGCGCATTGCCACAGTATTTGTTTTTGGGCATTGATACACAAGGTGATTTGCTTTACGACTATCAGGTGCCAATTGCTGATCAAGTGCTTTACGCCAAAACAGCTGACGGAGTTCAACGAACCGCGGCGACTGGCACCGTTGCTAATGATCCTGTGTGCACGTGGGTAACTGCCGCGCAGGTCATGACCTATTTGGGCATCACGATTGCCAACCCATCAGACGACTACACGTTGCTCACGCAATCCGTGTCAGCAGGCAACCAGTTCTGCTATCGCAGGCGTCAGGAGAGCGGTTATATCGACTCCCTAACGACCTCACCAGGCGGAGACGCAACATTAGGCACTTTGATGTATTGCGCCTCTCTATGGCGCTCCAGGGGCTCAATAGAGGCAACCTACGCCACGTTTGACGGCATGGGCTCTGCACCACAGCAAAGCCTGACCCCGATCGTCAAGCAGCTGCTTGGCATCCCACGTCCAGCGGTTGCCTAATGGCCTACACAGACCTGTTTAACGAAGCGATTGATGATGTCACCGCAACGCTGACCGCGGTCTCTGGTCTGCGCGTTGTAAACGACCCAACAAAACTTGTGCCTAATTGCGTGTACTTGGATGCACCAAACTTTACAACAATTGCTGGCAACGGCAATGTGATACGCCTCGAGTTCCCTGTAAAGGTAATTGGGTCAGGCCCAGCAGGTCTGCCGGTATTGCGTCAGATTCTTAGCATTGTGGCAAGCGTGCTTGGCTCGCCAATCATTGTTATGGCTGGCCGTCCGTCAAGCCTTGAGATCGGTGGCGCGTTGTACCCATGCTACGACCTTGATTGCGCTATCCAAGCCCAGACTTCGTAATCCACTACAAGCGAACATAAATAATCTAATATCAGAACAGAACTAAGGAGCAACACACATGGCTAGCGCAACATACCTCTCGAACCCAGTCCTCACAATTAACAGCGTTGATTTGACCGACATGTGCACCGCAGCGACATTGACCTACCTGGTTGAAGCGCTTGAGGACACCGCATTTGGCACCAACTCACGTAGTTACACCGCAGGCCTCGCCAACAACGAAGTAACTTTGACGATGTACGCATCATTTGCTGCAACCGAAACTTACGCAACATTGCAACCACTTGTTGGCACCAAAACCAACATCACTTTGCAACCAGCATCAGGCAGCGAATCAGCAACCAACCCAAAGTTTGTTTTGACTGGTTGCTACCTTGAATCATTGCCAGTTATCAACGCATCCCTTGGCGAATTGTCAACTTATGACATTACGTTTACTGGTGGCGCGTTGACAATTGACACCACCGTATAAACAACGGCTCCAAGCCGACATAGGAGAAACATGAAAATCAAATTGCAGTTAAAGCGCACGCCAGACAGCGCACCCGAGTACTACTACACAAACCTGTTTGTCACAACAGAATGGGAACGACTAGAACGCCGTAACGCACAACAACTAACAACACAACCCTTGTTCAGCGATTACTGCTGTTGGATGCACACAATTCTCAAAATGAAGGGCGAGCAAGTTGGCGACAACTGGCGCGATTGGGTTAAAGCCAACCCAGAACTGGAGATCATTCCGGTATTGGACGAGACCGACCCAAACCCTACGGACGCGGCACCTACCGCCGCCAACTAGCAGAAATACTGGTTGCGGTCGGTTGGTGGCCTAGCAACATTGTGTTTGACGCTCGAGACATAGCAACGGTCATTAAAGTGCTTAACGAGGCAAACAAAAAAAGGAAATAACGTGGCGGAAGTATCGGCAAGAGTTGAGGTCGCAGGGCTTAAAGATGCTTTAAAGACCCTAAACAAGATTGACAGATCTTTGCGTCAACAAATTACCAAAGATTACAAAAAAATTGTTCAGCCTGTAATTGACGACGCAAACAAACTTGTGCCTACTAATGTCCCGTTGTCTGGTATGGCGCGCAATTGGCAAACCAAATCAGGGTTTTTAATGTTGCCATGGATACCAGGTTATAAACAAAAAATAATTGCCAAAATCAATACCAGAAACATCAAAGAGTTTGGCGGTCGTTTAACAAACGTTGGAACTTTTGGCATTCAATGGAAAGGTGCGACCGGCACCATGTTTGACGCATCCATGGCAGGCTCTCTTGGCCGTGCCCTAACTGCACGCTATGGCAGCCGATCAAGAGTAATGTGGAAAGCATACGAGCAACGCCAAAATGATGTCATTTCCGAAATGGAGCGTTTGGTCAAGCGTGTTATGGATGAAGCAAACAGAGAGTTGATGTAATGGCCGTTAATTTACCGATTATCACAGAATTTGATGGCAAAGGCATTCAGAAGGCTATTGCTCAATTTAAGCAATTAGAAACAACAGGCCAAAAAGCACAATTTGCGTTAAAGAAAGCTGCTTTGCCAGCAACAGCCGCACTCGCAGGATTGGCAGCTGCCGCTGGACCAGCAATTTCGGCTGCATCTGATCTTGGCGAAAACCTGTCAAAAGTAAACGTAATTTTTGGTGAAGGCGCTGCCGAAGTAGAAAAGTTTGCGGAAAGCGCAGCAAAAAGTTTAGGTCAATCAAAAAATGCTGTGTTAACTGCGGCAGGTACTTTTGGCACCTTTGGAAAAGCAGCGGGTTTAAGTGGTCAAGAATTGGCTGGATTTAGCAACAATTTTACAGCGCTTGCATCAGATCTTGCATCCTTTAACAACACCACACCAGAACAAGCTGTGCAGGCTATTGGTGCCGCATTACGTGGCGAATCAGAACCATTGCGACAATACGGTGTTTTGCTTAACGACGCCGCACTTAAAGCGGCAGCCCTCGAATTAGGTATTTATGACGGTTCAGGCGCGTTAACTGATCAACAAAAAATTCTTGCAGCGCAAAAAGTTATTTTTGAGCAAACAACTGACGCTCAAGGCGACTTTGCTAGAACATCAGACGGTTTAGCAAACAGCCAACGCACGCTCACGGCGCAAATGGAAAATTTGCAAGTTTCTATTGGTCAAGCGTTACTACCTGTAGTAGAAGCCATTTTGCCACTTGTGCAATCGTTTGCTGCATGGGCTTCTAACAACCCCAAAGCATTCCTAGTTATTGCTGGCGCTATCGGCGCGGTTGCCGCGGCAATTGTGGCCACAAACATTGCTATGGCACTCAACCCGTTCAGCCTGATTGCTGCCGGCATAGCCTTGCTAATTGTCGGTTTGGTTGCGGCTTACAACAAGTTTGAATGGTTTCGTGACGGCGTAAACGCCATTGTCAACACAATTACAGGGTTCTTTGCTGGCATGGTCAACGCCGCTATCGGCGCGGTCAACGCAATTATCAGCGCATATAACGCCATACCGTTGTTGCCAGACATTCCAAAAGCACCAACAATTAGCGTGCCAAAACTTGGGGGTAGCGCGACAACCGCTCGACCAGCTTCAGGACGCATGGGCATTCCGCGCATGGCCGAAGGCGGCATTGTGTCAAGCCCAACATTGGCGCTGATAGGTGAAGCAGGCCCAGAGGCGGTGGTGCCATTAGATCGCATGGCGACAGGCGGAGGCGTCACCATCAACGTGACTGGCGGTCTTGCCACAAGCGCCGAAATCGGTGAATCCGTTGTTAACGCATTGCGCGCCTATTCACGGAGTGCAGGGCCGTTGGCCTTGAACATTGCCTAATGCCAGGCGTTGCGGTAGTTGAGTCAGGCAATTATGACCTGCAAATAGAAACAGGATTTCTGGTCAACTCGTTTCGTTTAGACAACACAATTGCTGGCGTACTTGATAACACCGTTTATGTGCTTGACGGAACAACCGAATACGCCGACGTAATGGCTGACTGTACGCAAGTCAATGTAAGGCGTGGTCGCCGTGACATAGGCGATCAGTTCAGCGCAGGCACAATGACATTTACCATTCGAGACGTTGACGGTATTTTTAACCCATTTGACAACAACAGTCCGTATTACGACACGCCACAATCAAAGCCTGGGCTTGCACCGATGCGTAAAGTGCAGCTGATTCGATATGACCAAACCGACACACCCGAATACCTGTTTTCGGGCTATGTCGTCAATTATGACTACAATTTTGCGTTAGGCGGTTTGGACACCGTAACCGTGTACTGCGCTGACCAGTTCTATCTGTTAGCACAAACTTATTTAGACGAACTAAACGTCACCGCTGAAACATCAGGCGAACGCATAGAAACGATCCTTGACCTGCCAGAAGTTGACTTTCCTGCCCTGCAACGCAACATTGCAACAGGAACAGTAAACCTAGGCCATGACAGCGCCTACACAATTCCTGCCGGCACAAACGTGCTGCAATACATAACGCAAATCAACGAAACCGCCGAGTTTGGCCGTGTGTTCATGTCTAGGGACGGCACACTTACTTTTCAAGAGCGAATCGGCACAACGCTCTCACCGCCAGTAGCCAACTTCAATGATGACGGCACAGGCACCAAATACGACGGTCTTGGCATCTCATTTGAAGCGGACTCGGTAATCAATAGATCAGTTGTTACAGGATTAGACGGCGATAGTTACACAGCCACAAACCCTGGCTCAATTGCCTTGTATTTTATCCAAACGTCAAGCATCCTGAACAGCCTGTTGCATGACGCAACCGAAATCCAAGAAGCAGCTCTATATCTGCTCAACCCTTTACCAGAACCACGGTTCACATCAGTTGAAACCAAGTTCCTCATGTTAACAAATGCTGAAAAGGACACGCTGGCAACCATTGAAATCGGTGACACAATCGGCATAGAAAAAACGTTTCCAAGCGGTGCCGGCACAACCCAATTAACCCAAGATTTAAGCGTTGAAGGCATTGAACATTACCTTGACTTTGCCACAGGCCATCGGGTCTTGTACTCAACCGCCCCAACAACCATTCTGTATGACCTGATTTTGGATGACTTATTGTATGGCACACTCGACACCGTAAATGCTTTAGGATAGGAGACACTATGGCAACACCAACCAGCCTTCCAGCAACTTTTGTCGCAGGCGATGTTTTAACAGCTGCACAACAAAACGGTTTGCGCGGCGGATTCCGTATTTTGCAATTTTTGTCAGCTTCAAGCACAACCCCGCAAACAATTGCAACGTCAACGTACACAGATTTAACATCTTTTAGCATTTCAATTACGCCACAAGCAACCACAAACAAAATTCTGGTGGTGTATATGACCACAATGGAAAAATCA